CATTTTGTGAAATAAAATTACCATTATTAAATCTATATTGAACTTGATATTTATTAACACCCAAAACAGGTTGCCAGTTTAAAAATATTTTACTCACTGCCTTATTATCAATAACAACAATTTTTTCTTCGGCTTCCAAATTACTTGGTGCTGGCTTTAAGTCTGTAAGAACAGTTGTTGTTCTTGTTGGTAGTGCAACACCATCTTCAACAAAAGCATATTTAGCAGAGTCGTGAGCTAAAGCAGTAATATCAAAAGTTAAATCAGGGTTTTCTTTGACTGTAACAACTCTCCAAGTTGTTGTTTGTAAAGTATCATTTTGAATTATAAAAACAGAGTTTGCGTTAGGAGCTTCGGCTTGATTACTTGAATTTAAAAAAGCTGAACCCACATTAATTGTTGTTCCAGAAACACTTGAAATAGTTTTAGTGCTTAATGATCCATCAGGCATAATTACAGTTAATGTCGCATTATTGGTGCTGTCTAAGTCTGTATTTGTTGAATCATCAGCCACTATTGAGGTTGTTGTGGCTGATTTAATTTTTCCACCTCTTCTTAATCCAGCTTTTACAGGGTCACTTATAGAAATTATTTGACCACACCTTACTAAAGTCCCAGACTCAGGAGTAATTTTAAATGTGCAAGACTCACCTGATTTTTGTTCGTTATATAAAAACCATTTCCCCATGCGTGAAGCTTGGCCCCTACTTGTACATCCAAAACTTTTAATAGTTTTTATTACAGTGCCATATTTTGCTATAGCTGCGGTATCTTCAACAGTTTCGTAATCAATAGCCCTTGTTTCAAGGTCAAAATATCCAACATTAATAACAGTATGTCTAGTTTTTAGTGAAGAACCACTGTAGGTAAATCCTTCCTCCGTTACATTGGCAAGAGTAAATTGATAAACAGGATCAGATGGTCGGTCACCAGATATTGATATAGAACCAGCCGCATAAAATGGCATGACCCTCATTACTGAACAAATATCATTTATTAAATTAAAAGCCTCACGTTGTTGAGTGATATTTACATTTATTGCAAATCTAGCCTCCTGACCGCCTTCCCCATCATCTACTAACTCATTGTTATAAACAGATTGATTGTAAAATGTGTACTGATCCAAAGAAGTCTCAGCAACTGATAAGCCATATCTTGTATTTGTAAGAATATCCCAAAGCACCCAAGCTGGATCTGAGTGCCATTCTTTATCACTTTTAAATGTTCCGTTAAATGTTCCAGCATAAGTTATACGACCAGTTTGTATATCAACAGTTCCATTATGAGGAATTTTTGTCTTAATTCCTCTTAGCCTAAATGACCTTTTGGGTATTCTTGGGAAAGATTCTGCACTAAACCTTAAAGCTAAATGAGCAGTATCAGGATATGCGTTCTGTTTAAATATAACTTCTGTCATACTCGACCAGCTAAAAGCTGTGAACTCTGGACTTGTAGTATCAGCAGTGGTTCTAGACACTCTTACGTTTATAGGAAAGCTTGTATTTGCTGGTAAATTAATAAGATAATCTCTGAAATATGCACTAGTTGATCTTCCTGTAACAGTGTCATCTATTGGTGTAGTAGTAGTTCCATTGTTTTGTATTATTTCTATCTTTACCCCTGCACTAGCACCAGTTATCTCTCCACTGTCCTCAACCTTTTGAATATTGTTGAATGATACTGTTACCCTTATTGCATTGACAGAGCTATTAGAAACGGCTCTTGTAATAGGATTTCCAAAAGTTACGGCAACTCCAACAGATGTTTCTGTTTCAATATTTGCAATTCCATTTATAAAAGTTTGATTAGATGTGCCAAATCTAGGTTCAAAACCTACATCTTTAAAGTTAAATTCACCCTCTGTTGGTGATGTATTATCTGCGGAAGTAAGAAGTAGTTGTGTTCCATTTAGAAATATATCTTTTTTGAAAGCATTGTTATACGCCGTTGTTCCTTTTGTAAGACCAGCCTTTGATGCTGTTGCTGATCCCTCTATTTCTCCCTCCCCTACGACTTCAACAAGAGTATTAAATTGCTTTGATGAAAGCGTATCGGTAGGTAATTCTGGATTAGTAAAGACGGTATCTTGACTAAATTCTTGTATGCCAGCCATTATGCGTTACCTCTGACTTGAACTGTATCAATACCATTTGAAACTGTCACTGATCCAACTATAGTCTCTCCATAAATCAAATTAATCGGAACACCACTCTTGCTAATATTGGTGATGCCACTGAATGAATAGTTTGAAGCAAGTGAGGCTGGGTCTATTGCGTCCATGCCAGACGGACTCATAGTAGGTGGTTGTGGAGCAAGCATTGAGGTAACACCATCAATAATTAAAGAAGTACCAACAGCACCAACAATAGAACCTAAAATACCACCACCAACTAAACCACTTAATCCAGAAGAAATCGCACCTCCAAAAATAGGAGCAATAAACGGAGCTAAAAAACCAGACCCAGTTGCTACAGGAATAATTCTTATATCACTTTCTCCAGACATAAATAATTTATCTTCCGTTACTAACTTATCACCTGTCCATACTCGATAGTTGTTGTTTAGTAAATGAACCTCTAACTCAGGAAAGTTATTATGTAAAAAACTAAATGCCTGTCCTACATTATTAAGATCAGCTTCAAATGTTGACTGACCTAATATTTGTCTGAGTTTTCCATAAACTTTAATTGTTCTCAACATGACGATACCTTTTATAGATTGATTTTTGCATTTGAGAGTCCAATAAATCTTTTGAACTAAGTCTACCTACTTGATGATGTAAAACCATCTGATCTCCTACATAAACACCAACATGACAGCCAATATTTTTACCCATACTAAACAAAAACAAATCATCTTTTTTAATATCGTCATCAACTTCTATAAAATTACAAGAGGGTATTTCATTTTCAAACTTGTTATTAGTAAGCATTTCATAGGGACTTTTTGGCCTTATCATATCTCCAACAATCAAACCTTTTTCTTTAAAATAATCAACAACGATAGTCCAACAATCGGCAGCCCCCCAAATCCAAGTTTTACCTATAATTGATGATGGCTTGTATCCAGAGGGTTTGAAACTATACCAATCTTCCATTTGTGGGCTGTAGATATGCCATTCAAGACCTAAATAATCACAAGCTGTCTTATCAGCCTCAGATGGGAATATAGACCCCTTTGGGTGTGAATGAATTAGTCCTACAAGTTCTCCACTATCCTCTGCATTGGCCCAGTCATCAGGATCAATAATAAAATATGATATTTGGTCATTTGCTAAATTTTTACAAGGAAAATAAGTTTCTTTTCCTTTCACTATTGCCAAAAGGCCACAACTTTCCTTTGGTAAACATTCTTTAGCATGATTAGCAGCTTTTTCTTTCCAAGTCATGCGTCAATAAATGTGCCAACTCCGTCAAAATCTTTTCTAGTAATTTGTCTTTTTGGAACTCGAACATTTGCAAGGTCAAGAGCAGAAACCAACTCATACTGTACAACTTCTCTATTTTCTACAACTTTTCGATCGAGAAAAAATATTTCATCAGGAAACTTGTTTGAACTTGGTGTTCCAAATGGATTTGTTTGAGTTGTAGATGATGTGGTTGTAGTCGAAGTGGTTGTATTAGGATTATTCATAGTGATTGTATTACCCATGCCATTGCCATGACTTGTGCAGTAATATCTCAAATCGCTTGGTGCGTCTGGATATGGTGGCTGAAAAGTTGTAATATAATTTGTCTGTCCAGCGTAAGTTCCTGTATTTGTTACACCAGTTGTATAAGAACCGCCACTGTCTGACTTAAAAGCAAGTTGATGATTTGCGTTGCTTGAATCTTCTTGGTTAAAAATATAAGTTGAACCTCGTTTCATTGTTATTACTGGTTTTTGCACTCCATTTAAAGCAAAAACATTATTACCGCCAGAATCTTGCACCACTGTCACTGTGTAAGTTACAGTTTCAGCATCTGCTGGGTCAGCAATAGTCGTTGTAGTTGTTGAAGTCGTTGTGACAGGTGCAAAGTTTACAGCATCAAGATTATCGGCTGTTGTTCTGATTCTGGTAAGTTTTGCTCCGTTTAAATCGTTAGCTGGTGTAAAAGCATTTACAGATGCAATCAAAGTTGTAAGGGTAGATAAAACATTACTAACAGTCAAAGTAGGTCTTGGGATTTGTCCTTTTCCTGTAAACTCAAACCCTTCAGCTTCAACAGGAAACCTTGCATAAGAGTTTCCTTGCCAAACAATCTCTCCATTACCATTTTGATTTGATCCACTATGCCATCTGTATAGTTGATCTGATCCATGTATTGAAGCAATTAGCTGTAATTCAAACAACTCAATTATTGCTGAAGGATTTATTTTTTGAAGTTCACTGGTAGGTATTGCCATTAGGGTTCTGCTACCTCCTCAAATGTAAGATTCATATTTACTCTGTTTAGATATGGTATAGACCTTGATCGACTTGTGCATTTAAATTTTCTAGCACTTGATTCTCCTGTCATTGTGTAATCAAAAGAAGCTTGGTCATCAAATCTGCTATTTAAAAAAGTGTCTATTGTGTCAGCATCTGTTTCCGATATAGCAAAACTTAAATTAACAATATGGAGTCTTTTATTTGCTGGCAAACCAAAAACAGTTCTAAACTCATATCCATCACCCATTTTTGTAGTAATGCTTTTTTGTTCTACTGTTTGTGTAGTTCCGTAGGTAGGAGTTATAGAAGGAAAAGTTGCCATTATGCTAATAAACCTCCAGCACGTTTTTCTTTGATAAGTTGAGCTTGAACTGCCTGACCAATAACTTGACCTAGTTGTTGAGCATCAGTAGTAGAGCCTTGAACTGAGCTACCGCTTGCGTCTACATTTACTGTAACCATATTTGTGACATTATCACCACCGCCACCAAGTTGACTATTAGGAATAACAGTGCCGCCCTTAGAACCCATCTGCAATAACTCAGGGCCTCTTTCTCCAACAATAAATGCACCACCAGCATTTACTCTACCTCCCATTTCTTTTTTACCAAATAAACCAGATAAGAAACCACCAAAAATACCACCACCACCTTTTTTACCTCCACCCATCAATGCCCCACCAATCCCAGTGATAGCCTTGTCTAAAGCAATATCAATTAATTTATTTTTGAGATTATTTAAAACACCAGATATAGCTTCACCAAATGATTTACTGCCGTTAATAGCTTCCCTTAAACTACCAACTAAATCACTTCTAACAGATTGCCCAATACCTTTAAATGTTTCTCTCATCTTTTCAGCTTCCTCTCTTGCTTCTTTTTCTGCTGGTGTTATTGCTTCAACACTTGTTTTTATTTGTTTATTAGTTTTTAAGATATTATTTTTTGCATCTAATTGTTTATTTGCTTCATCTGTAATTTCTCTTTCGATACCAGAAAACTCAATTAATCCCTCTTTCAAAAATTCTAAATCTTTACCAAGATTTTTAAATGGGTTTTGTATATTCTTAAATGGGTTTTGTAATTTTCCAGTACCAAAATCAATAGTAGGTATTGCAAATTTAGCAGCCCCACCAAGTAATTTTTTTATAGGCTCTGGGATTGCATCTACAATTTTTTGAAATACATTAACGATAGGTCTCACCAAATCTGCAAATCTTTGTTTTATACCATTAGTCAAATTTATAAACTGTGCTTTTAAAATATTCAAACCAGTATTAAAGTTGCTTAAAAATTCTCTTACATTATTAAAAGAAATTTTTAAAGATTGACCTATTACTCCACCAATAACCCTCCCAACAAAAATAATTTCATCACCAAATTTTGTTACCTGTTCTTTAACATTAATCCAACCTTGTTCTAGAGACATTAATGTCCCTACAGCATCAATTCCTATATCTTTTAAAAAAACTTTTCCTATCTCTGAAACAACCCCTACAACCCCTCTGACAATATCTCCAACAAATTTAAAAGCAACTCCTAACGCCTCAACAGTAACAGCAGCTACTTTTAAAGTATCTCTTATTATTATTCCAAACTCTGAACCATCTGTGGTTAAGTTTGTAAATGCAGCCCCTATTCTTTTAAGCTGTCCCTGTATTGTATTAGCTGCTGTAAAAGCGTCTTTTGCTGCTCTTCCTTGTGCGTTTGCTTGATTTTCTAAAGCCTCATTGAATTTAACTAATTCATCATTTAACAAAGGTTGTATTGCTGTAAGTGCCTCAACACTTCCAAATAGTTGAGATAAATTGTCTGCACTTGCTCCACCCTTTGCAACGATTTCTTCTAATACTCCACTTAATCCTTTTGACTTTAAAGCTGCGGCACTAAAATCAATACCAAGTTTTTCTGCAACATCAGAGGCTTGTTTTGTCGGTTTTTGTATCGAAGCAATAACCTGTCGTAGTCCAGCAAAGGTTGATTCAACAGGAACACCAGTTGCAGTGACAGCAGAAATCGCAGCATTTAATTCATCAATACTTACACCAGCACCAGCCGCTATTGGTGCAATACGACCTATCTGCTGTGCATATTGGTCAACAACAATTTTACCATCAGCTTGGGTCTGTGCAAATCCATCAACTATTTTTCCAGCTTTGTCGGCTTCTAATCCATAAGCATTTAAAACAGATGTTGTTGCATCAGTAACAGTTTGCAGATCAGAAAATCCACCGGTAGCTCCTAACTGGGCGGCTTTTAAAATATTTGTAATCTCAGCAGTCTCAGCAAAACCAGCAGATGCTAAGTCATAAGATGATTCTAATAACTCAAGTTGTGAAGCTTGACCACTAAGCTCATTTGATAAAGTCGAAAGCTTTGGTGTAAGTGCATCTACATCAACTCCTAAAGTTCTCACTCTTGCAGTAGCAAAGTCTTGAGCAGCTAAATTTGAGAAAATTTTTGATAGTGCGGCAACAGCAGTTATGCCAGCAGTAAGTGGCCCTAAAGCTGTTGCTAACGCAGCCCCAGCAGCCCTAAAACCTACAGCCGCCCCTTTAGCACCAGCACCAGCACCAAAAAATGACTTACCAAGCATAGGTAAGGCTCTGTTTGCATCTTTTAGTTTGCTATTTGTTCCGTTTACAGTTTGATTAAATTTTTGTGCCTGAGTATTTACATTTTTTAACGCTGTAATCGCTTGGGTAGCACCAACTCTTAGTTCTACATTGGAAACTGCCACGACTAAACAATAACTCCTTTAACTATATCTTGATTTGCGTTTCATTGCATCTATCTCTTTTTTTTCTCTTTCACGTTTCAACTCATAATATCCAGCAAAAAATACCAACTCTTCCTCAGTGAGTTGTGTTCTAAGTTCACTTACTGTCTTACCTAATTCTGTTGCAAGGAAAAACTCAAAATTTAACCAGTTATCCCCCTTTAGGATTCCTTTACATTATCTATGGTTGCATTTTGATTTACACCAAATAAAAACAACTCAATCTCATTTAACACATTTTCTGGCAACTCATTTTGTAAGTTAGCAAAATCGGCTGGGTGAAATGCCTTAGAACCATCTTCATTCTCTGCCAACTGACAAAGCATATGTGTAGAAACAACTAGAGGATCATCACTGCCAGCCCTTTGCGTTGCTCTGGCTCTGTCTGCCCTTGTAATGGCCTTAAAATATAAACTGCATACTGTTTTGCCGTTATCATCTTTAACGTCAAATTTACGCCTTTTAGAAAGGTCAAAAGCGTC